CCGATTAGGGCACTCTCGAAAGAGTAGTGTTCTTTAATTAACTTACCGCATACTAGCGGGAGACCGCTATGTATTATATTAAGGTAGGTTTAGTTCTCATTCTCTGTTTAAGTACGTGGATTTCAACGGGTCACTTTGACCCGGCGACTATTCTCTGTATTAAGGAGGCAATATGCCTGCTATAGACAGAGTTGAGAAGAAGTATCAGGCGACTAGTTGCGGTGTGGCTACAATAAAGAGCTACGTCGAAACTTCATCGCATGTGCTTACACCCAATTATAGAGAGATACTCGCAGGAGGCAATTGGCCTCCAGCGACACCGCATGACCATTTTTCTGAGCTCCAACATGTTACCGTTGGGACTTGGACGAATAGAAACCTTATGCAATCGAATCCGACTTTTCGGTATTCGGGTGCTGGGTTAACATGCTTCTCTGGTGTAATTGGTGAGGTTAGTCAATCTAAAGCCACAGCCGCTAGAAACTATGCAATTAGTACTGCACAGAATCTAGCATTACATCGGCTGCGGGGGCAGAGAATTGACCTCGGCGTTGGCCTGTCTCAAATGAAGAGTACAGGTGTTTTGATTGCATCGACTGCCGTTCGCTTAACTTCTGCTTTTGCAAAGTTAAAGAAAGGGCATCTAGTTGATGCGGTTAAGGTGTTCGGGCAAACTCCCTCACGGAAGTTGAACCTGATCCAACGTGATTATCGTAACAAGAGACTTACCAAACAGCAGTTCGTCGCCAATTCCTGGCTAGAAATGCAGTTTGGATGGAAGCCGCTCTTAAGTGATGTTTATGGTAGCGCAGAAGCGCTAGCAGAACATAACTTCCTGGATCACCAACGACAAGTTGTCGGAAGTGGATCAGGTAAGGCCTCGGCCAAAGAGAACGTCTCTCCCAACTTTGGGAATACATCAACAACTGCGAAATACAAAGTAACTGCTGAAGTAAAACTTCATGGAGTTATTGCAGATTATGATGAATTTCTACAAAGTAGTCTCGGCCTTAGAAATCCTGCGAATATAGCATGGGATATTCTCCCATTCTCATTCGTTGCTGACTGGTTTTATCCAGCAGGTGCGGTTTTCAAGGCATTTGGCGCTACTTCTGGATTATCCTTCCTCGACGGCACTTTAGTCGTTAAGACAACAGCCGACGGAACAGCCGAATGGCTGCCCGATGATTGGCGTGTTGTTATGGATAACATAAAGGCAGACCGCTTAACGGAAACCTATAAACGTACCGTTTATGGATCTTTTCCGGGTGCGTCCTTCCCTCCCGTCAACCTAACCGTAGCAATTGATACGTGGAAGGTTGTTACCAGTATAGCATTACTCAAACAAGTCTTTTCTAAGGCTTAATTTAAGAGTCTCATTATGAGCACTATTACTTCTATCACCGTCAATGATGGTGAAGCCGCACCAGTCGCGCACGTCTATACTCCTCTCTTTCCTGAGAAGGGCAAGGCTAATTACATCCGGAAAGGGGCAACCCCTCTGGATGCAGAAGCACTGACTGTTTCAGATAACCAATTCTCATCCACCTCTGGTATTGACATTGTCAAGACCAAAATTCAGGTGCCTGAGACGGTTACTGACGCAGACGGCGTGGTAACAGTTGCTTTCTTCCATGAATGCAATGTGACGTTTAACCTACCCCGAGTGGGTACGGTTCAACAACGCAAAAACATCCGTGTGTTGATGGCTAACATGCTCCTTGACGCAGTGATTGTCGCTGCTGTTGATGACCGTGAACCTATTTATTAAAATGGTTCTCGTCTAAGTTTATCCTATATTAGGTGAATTATGAGCAGTAACTACGCAGAAGGCTTTATTAAGCCAAGTACTTCTTTAAAAGAGTACGTGCACGTAATCACAACTCTCTGGGTTGAAATTGACACTCCGTTCACTCTTATGCTCGCAATGCGACTTAAGTACAACGGGTGGAAAGATCTCCTAGAGGTTGAAGTTAATCCTGACCATTATTTAAATGCGTCAGATTTTCTTAACTGTCAGCAAGCAGTTGCCGTCTATTCGAAGGCTCCTTTCTTGCCGACAGATATTGATAAGGAAACTGCTGCAATGAGGAAACTCATTGACGCAGAAATCCAAAATCATGCTACCAACAAACGATTCTTTGATGGAGAGGGCGCGAGCCCCGACGTAAACTCGGTATTGTACCTAGCGCGTCGTAAAATATCTCACATCTTAGGCGATTGTCCGGAAGTAGAAGATCTACCGTTTAAACTTGGACCAGGTGCAACTTACTCGGTCGGCGGCTATAATACCACCAGCTTTCGTAAGCTGAATAGTCACCCGGAGATTACACCAGAAGCGGTGGAGTACGGAACTAAGTTCCTAACCTCCTGCCCGAGCTACTCCTCGTTACACTCTGCTGGTTTAACCAACCAGGAAGGGCTAACAGAGGAGGGCGATATGAGCTTAGATTTTGAGCTTGTGGAAGGCGCCCGTCTCAGTTTTGTTCCCAAGAACGCAAAAACATACCGTGACATTTTTGTTCCACCCCTATTAAATGCAGTAATGCAAAAGGGAATTGGATCAAAAATTAGTCAATGTCTGTCTAAACATGGTAATCGTATAGCGACTGGTCAGGCACGAAATGCCCGATTAGCGCGACTAGCGAGTACCTCTGGACGGTTGGCTACTGTAGATCTGGCAAGTGCCAGTAATACAATTGCCTCG